TTGCGCAGGCTCATTGTTTCCCAAGTGGTCGGTATAGGCTTTTCCAAATACTCCGCTATCATCCCGATCCTCTCGTCAGTAAACACTTCGTTATGCAGCTCCTGCAATTGCCGCGACTGCCTTTCCAGATCGTTCGGGAGGTACAGCTTTTCGCCCTGCCTGTATCTGGTCAGGGCCTCCGCCCACAATTGGTCAACCTCTGCGGGCAGATCCCCCCATACGTCTTTCATCGGTATCTCCAGATCGCACATTATCGTCCAGAAGCGTCTGTTGCCTGTATCTCCTTTCAAAAACGAGCGTTCGTTGGTTGTTGCGAAAAAGACGCATTGCCTCGGGTATACCTCCGTTTTTCTCCCGTATGCCGGTCGGTAAGCATCTTCCTGTTTTGAAAGAAACGCCTTGTAAGCCTCGGAGGTGCTTTTCTTGTAATTCGTCAATTCGCCCATCTCTATGAGCCATTTGCCTCTTATCTGCTCCATGCCCTCTTTTCCCTCGATGCCGGTCAGGCTGTCGTCAAACCACTCGTCGCGACCCATCAGTCTTATGAGCGTGCTTTTGCCGATGCCCTCAGGGCCTATCATCGTCAGGACGTAGTCATATTTTATTCCGGGTAGCATCACGCGGGCCACGGCGGCCGTAAAGTGCTTGCGCGTCTGCGCCCTCACGAGTGGCGTGTCCTCGGCCCCGAGGTAGTCGATTATCATCGTGTCGAGCCTCTCGATGCCGTCCCACCTCAGCGCGTTGAGGTAGTCCCGCACCGGGTGGAAAGAGTTCTGACTGACGGACAGGTCATGCGCATCAAGGAGTGCCTGCTTGCCGGTTAGCCGGTAGTTGGCGGAGACGTAGTCGATCAAACCATTGTCGTCGCTGTTGTTCCACCACTGGTCGGCCTTTTTATCCCGCCACGGCAGGTCATCCACCACGGCGTCGCGTCCTCGGAAGTCGTCGCGCATGACCTTGCCTTTCAGCCCGGGATCGTTTCGCACGATAAGGCCGAAGTTGTAGGGTGAGTTGAGCACTTTTTTATTTTCAATTTGCATCATGCTCCTCCAATCCTCATCTCCCTCCACTTCGGCCAGATCGGCGACGTCTTTGAAATCATCTTTTGCGTTGGCCATCTGCTCTTTTACTATGAGCGCCCGCACCTTGGCATCCTTTTGGGCATATTGATCCATCGCGGTGTAGCTCGGCATCCGGTTGGCGGGCGTGTTGATGTCGGCCTCGGCGTCCAGATCGTGGAACAGGTGCAGCCTCACCAAGTCGAACGCGTTGCATAGCTTGCTGCAGCACGGGTCTGTGCCGTGGTGCGAGTATGCCCATTTGTCGTCATAGACTACGAGGCCCCCGGCGGTCGATCCGGCGGAGTAAGTCCACCGGTCATCCTGTGCGGTAGGCGCGTAAACGTCGGGCAGGAACGCGTGTATGGCTGCGGTTATGGAGTATGCCCTGCAGAACGTGCCTACTATGCCGCGCTTTGTCGTCGGGTCTTCCTGCTTTGATCCGTGTCCGGTCGTGAGCCGGACGGTATTGCTGTCCACCGGCCACTCCGCAGCGTTGCGCCAGTCGGTAAAGCAGTCGAGTATCTTATCGGCGTCGGCGGGCGCGCCCTCTCCCAGCAGGAAGAGGTAATCGCCGTCCTTTGGCGTCGATGGCCAGTACATCAGCCTCATCGGCTGATAGCTCGTCTGGTCGAACATGTCTATTCCGACGTCGTCGGCTATGCGGCGCGCTATCGGCACGTACTCGTCGGCCGTCACGTCGCGGCTCAGCGGCACTATGAGCCTGAAGCGTGGTGCATCTTTCGTGTGTCCGTGCGTGGTGTAGATGCACCATGCCGTTCCGGATAGCATGTCCGCGATGATCTCCGGCGTCTCCGGCGCGGCATAGTCGATGTCGAGCGTCACGAGGGAGCGGTGCTTGATGGCTCCGGCCTTTCGGCGACCACCCTCGATGGCCCCGCCGACAAAGCCGCCGATGTCCTTTACGAGCCCTTTTTGGGGCTTTCGCATTGCCCGGTATTCGTCCACCGTCTCGTCGGTGCGTTTGGTCTTTGCCAACCTCTGGGTGAGCGCCTCCCAAGTGATCTGTCTGTTTACCCATTTCGTCTCCTTTCGTGAGCGCCCGGTGGAGATGGTGTAGGTTCGTTGCATATATAGTTTTTTAAGTCGTTACCATTCGTCTATTTCATAAATGTCCGGCCAGTCATCTTGGCCGTCGGGATCGTCAGCAAGCCGTATCTCCAATGCCGTGAACTCCCATCGGATGCGTCCGTCGTCTTCGTAAACGAATGAGCGTGGCAGTCCTATCGTCAGCTCGATCTTTGTATCGGCATGGATATATGGACGAGTGTGCTTTTGATGGTTGAAATAATAAGTAAAGGAGTCGGTCAACAGATTAAATCCCTTGCATATATTTTTATAAGCCACTATCGTCTCCGTTCCGAATGTCAGGCCGTCTTCTTTGAAGTCAAATCTTATGATGCCCTCATCCGCTTTGCTGCGGTCTATCCGTTTAATAGTGCCGAATGTTTTTACGACGTTGATATTTTTATTCATAGTTCTTTAATAAAGTGAGGGATAACCCTCATATTTTTTTCCTAACCTAAGTTTAGTCTTTTGTTTAAGTCCGTATTTGGCCCTGACCCTGTCCTTTGCCCATAATTTGCTCATGGCCTTACTTTTCTTTTCAGCTATCTTTTTTTTCTTCCGAGTGCCCATTGCCGCATGCGCCTTTTTCATTGAGTCTGATCGTTTTCGTTCCTGCTCTGCCGTTAGCCGGTGGCCCTTTTTGAAAGGTTGTCCGGTTAGCTCTTTGCCTTTTTTGAATTTAGTAGGGCTAGGCTTTCCGTTTTTGATCCCTTTCTTCAGGCGTCTACTCAGCTCGTCCGCTTTTACTTCCCGGAAGTCCGGGGCCTTTTCCAGCCCGAGCTCTCTGGCCCGGCGCGTCACCGACCTTGGCGATACCTTCAGGGCTTTTGCGACGTCGTCGTTGAATTCGTAAGAAAAAAGCTCCCGGAGTTTGTCGTCTTTCTTTTTCGTCCATTTTATTTTTTTGCCTTTGGCCATGTGTCAGTCTTTTCGGTAGTACTCGGTTATAAAGCCGCCACCTTTTAATGGGAGGTTTAAAGCCCACCATGGTCTGTTACTGAAAATTTTCAGCATCGTCTCGAGTGTGCTTTTTGCCAGTTCTTTTGGCACTTCGCAAACGATCTCGTCATGGACGTGGAGCACCGGGTTTAAGTTGGCTTTCTCCACTTCTATCAGGGCCTCCGCGAGGCAGTCGCGCGCTATCGCCTGTACGATGTTCTCCGTCAGCTTGCCTCCATAGGTCTCGATGCTTTCCCATTTACGCGTGGTCTGATTTACGCCTTTGTAAACGAGCGACGGCTTACCGAACCTGTTCAGTCCGGTCTGCATATCCCTGTATACAAGTCTGCGTCCTAAGGGCAGCTCGATGGTCAGGTCGTTGCTGTCGTCTTGCGTGGTGAATACGAGTTGGTGTCTTACGCGTATCGGTGAGTGTGTGAGCAGCGCCTGTCTCGCTGCGTCCTCAACCTCCCGCCATAGCGACACGATGTTAGGGTTCGCCTCTCTCCACTGGCGCACCAGCGCCTCCATCTCGTCCCGGCTCAAGCCCATCCTCAACCCTCCCATCGCCTGCAGGGCGTCCACTCCGCCGCCGAACCCCAAGGCCAGCACGGCGATCTTGCCTTTGGCCCTGCGGGGATCGGTCTTCGTGATCTCGTCCACGTCGCGCCGGTACATCTGTGCGGCGGTGGCCTCATAAATTTTACCGTGTCCGTTGAACACGTCGATCGCCCACTGCTCTCCTGCCAGCCACGCTATGACCCGTGCCTCGATCGCACTGAAATCACAAATTACAAAGACGTTGCCCTCATCAGGTATCAGGGCCGTGCGGATGAGTTGGCTTAAAACATCCGGTACGTTGCCAAAGCAAAGGTCGAGCAGTTCCATGTCGTCGACCCGGACGGCGTTTCGTGCAAAGTCGAGGTCTTCGAGTTTGTTTTGCGGGAGGTTGTGCAGCTGCACCAGCCGCCCCGTCCATCGTCCGGTACGTGATCCGTAAAATTGCAGCAGCCCCCTGAGGCGGTCGTCTTTAGCGTCGGCCACCATTTGCATAGCGCTATATTTGCTGTTGCTGATCTTGCTCCCTTTTTTACGAAGTGTCAAGGCCTCGTGGATGATCGGGTCATCTGTCATCTCGAGTATCTCTGCCATGTCCGTTTTCGTGAGCGACGGCACCTCGATGCCGAGGCGCTCCTCGAGCCAAGCTTTCAGTTGCGGCACGCTGTTAGGGTTGTCAAGTCCCGTGAGGGCCGATGCCTTGAGGTGTAGCCTGCTGGAGCAGATTGCCTCGATCTTGACGGCATTGTCCACCAGCCGGCGGTCGATCTTTATGCCCCGGTCGTTGATCGCCTGATCGACTTCGTACAATTGTCGTTCGGTTGGGATTATTTTGTACCAGCTCAACGCCTTGTAAATTTCGCGCTCCACCTCAACGTCCACCCTGCAGTACTCCTTAAAAAGCTCCCATTTGTCGGGGGCCTCGTCTCTGCGTACCCGCGGGCTTTCGCTTAAAAACGTGGTCTTTTTGGGCAGACTGAACAGCTGGATCAGCTCTTTGCCCTCACCCATTTTTTTGGTTTTCAGTTTCAGTACCTTTGCCGCCTGATCGAGACTTGACGGGAGGCAAGTCCTTTGACACTGTATCATGGTGCAGTACCAATTCGGCAAATCATGTCCGAGATGCCGCTTTAGGCACACTCTTTCAAAGGCGGCGTTATGAGCGATCTTTACGACCTCTTTGTCGAGCATCATTCGGTAGAGGTCATTCGGTATCTGATCGCCCTCGCTCAAGTCCAAAATCTCTACAGGGCCGTCGTCAATGGCATAGGCCAGTAACAGGATTTTGAAGTCCGGGTGTGCGGCGTATTTATACACTCCGCAGTCGGAGAGCGGCTCCGGCGAGTAGGTCTCGATGTCTAAAAAAAGTTTGGTCATGGTTTATAGTTCTTCTTTTTTAGGATCTCCGTTTTGTGCAATCAAATAACAAGCATATCGGGTCAACATGAAGTCTATGACCTCACGCTGTGAACCACTACCTAAAGATACCATTTTCGTGACCTCACGAAAATGGTCATCTACATTGACATTCTGTTGTTTACATGATTCTACTGCTCTACCTATAGCAACCTGAAAATTTTCCCAACGAGCATAGCCTAATAATTTTTGCAAATCTCGCGCAAACCAAACTTCCACATTCTCACTACCGTCATCACTCTTGATGATTTGGCCAATTGCATCAAAGTTGGCTTTATGTTGATTAATTCTTTGTATATCCATAATGTATTCTATTAATTATTTATCAAACTCTTTATTACTTGGTCTATTGCCTCTATCGATTTGCGGAGTTCAAATTCTGATTTATCGGCTTGTTCTGCAATTGTAACAAACGCTTTCTGATCCTCATCTGATGCATTTGGAATGCCGATTTCCAAATATTTACTCATGTTGAGATTCTGAATTCCTGTCGTCTTGCTTCCCATGCTTCTGATTGCAGTTCTATTTGTCTGATAGAAGTAGTATAATGCATAGAATGCAAACCTTGGATCAACGTCTTTGAATCTCAAAACCTGCGTGAAGTTATTGCACAAAAACAAGTTATCTTCTTCAAATAGCACAACTCTACCCACCGGATTATCAGCAGTTCCACCTGATCTTTCAAGTATGGTATCGTACTTTTTAATTTGCTTTCTAACTACCTTCCTATCTTCAATGCTGCGGGTAACAACATCTGCAAGATTCAGCTTTCCTGAGTTTGTGAAGTTTGTAGTACGTATAACCTTTACTCCATTACCATCCTTATCTTCAGTACCCCATTCACCAGGAAAAGAATCATCAATATAATCTTTTACAGGAGTAGTTTCCATGCCATAAAATATCTCGATAAATTGCGATTTCACCATTTCTTGGGTGGCAGTGAGAAGTTTCTTATATGACTCCTTTAGTCTGTATGCAGCCCACAATTTATCTGCTAAGATACGCTGCTCTTCGATGGGGGGAAGATCGAATTCGTAGTCTTTCAGATGTTCCCACTTTACTCTAGGAGATAGACCTCCAGCTGAGCGAGAAACGGCATAATCGAAAAACTTATCATTCTGAATAATGAACGGAAGCAACAAAGGGTCTACCTTACCAGGTATAGCCTCTATCACAGTAATATCCCCAGAACAAATACCATCAAAATCAGCAATAGCGGCCTTTTTTAGATATGCTCTTCTTCGGCCAAACAAGATTTGTCCCTTCTTGAAAGTCTTCGTAAATGTATTCTCGGTGTCTACATCATATCCAGAGAACTTGATTTCTTGAGGAATAAGATGCTCTAATCCTACAATGGGGACACCCGATTTATCACCTTTATGAGTTGCCCTACTTTCTCTTGCAAATTCTTCTAATTTCATACTCATTTGCCGATTAATGTAAACATTTCAGTTATTGAAGAAGTCATCTCTGCATGAACACTCTTCCAATTGCTCAATGTTTCTGAAACTGATTAATTCTTTGTATATCCATAATGTATTCTATTAATTATTTATCAAACTCTTTATTACTTGGTCTATTGCCTCTATCGATTTGCGGAGTTCAAATTCTGATTTATCGGCCTGTTCAACAATAGAACCAAATCGAGTTTGTTCTTCCATTGATGGAATTTTAATCCAGAGATTAAGAAGATCAACCTTTGTTGTACTAGGAAGAGTTGTACCTTTGTTCAGCACATTGAAATCTATTGTTTTGCAATGCCAATAGAAATAAACGTAATGAAGGACTTTTTCATCAGGAACTGCTCCAAATGCAGTATCAACGTTCCAATACTTTTCTCTTATTAGCAAAGGCTTGTCAATAGTACCTGTTCTCCCTAACAATATAGAATTAGCAGGAGATAGATAATCTGAGGCCCTTGCCATCTCGCCACCAGTTCCATAGACAGGATAGCCCCCATCCTCAACTTGGATTGATTTATAATCCTTGCCGTTAATTATTTCGACGACTTCTTTCCATTGACGGCTATGATCACTCCTCATGTGAGTATCCCCAAACATCTCGATAAATTGCGATTTCACCATTTCTTGGGTGGCAGTGAGAAGTTTCTTATATGACTCCTTTAGTCTGTATGCAGCCCACAATTTATCTGCTAAGATACGCTGCTCTTCGATGGGGGGAAGATCGAATTCGTAGTCTTTCAGATGTTCCCACTTTACTCTAGGAGATAGACCTCCAGCTGAGCGAGAAACGGCATAATCGAAAAACTTATCATTCTGAATAATGAACGGAAGCAACAAAGGGTCTACCTTACCAGGTATAGCCTCTATCACAGTAATATCCCCAGAACAAATACCATCAAAATCAGCAATAGCGGCCTTTTTTAGATATGCTCTTCTTCGGCCAAACAAGATTTGTCCCTTCTTGAAAGTCTTCGTAAATGTATTCTCGGTGTCTACATCATATCCAGAGAACTTGATTTCTTGAGGAATAAGATGCTCTAATCCTACAATGGGGACACCCGATTTATCACCTTTATGAGTTGCCCTACTTTCTCTTGCAAATTCTTCTAATTTCATACTCATTTGCCGATTAATGTAAACATTTCAGTTATTGAAGAAGTCATCTCTGCATGAACACTCTTCCAATTGCTCAATGTTTCTGAAACTGATAAAACATTAAAGTTATTTTCATTATTCAAAGCATTGGCATATAAAGCATGTGGACGAGATTGACTTTTTTTGGAGGCTTTTGCCACCACTTCAAGTCGTGGAATTTGGCGGTTTTTATATTCATTATAATTTGGGCAGGATAACCTCTCCTTAGCGTCTGCACTACTCCCGTCAGCTCCACGTTTTCATAAACCTTTGTTTGTGTTTTTTTTAGCGTCTTTCTTATTTTTTAACAGGACTTTTGCACCTTTGTCGGAGTCGATCAATGCCCGGAGCATATTAGTCTGTCGTAGTACTGCTCTGAGTAATGCGACGAAAAGAAGAAATAACATAAAAAGTATTGCTCCTATGACGGCGAGGATCGCGCGCGGTATGATCAGTAAATCGTCCATGGCATTTATAAGTTCATTTTTCTATAAAGCGGTGTTGGGATAGCCTCTTTGTGTATTAGTATGTACATGGCGTTAATCTTGATATTCTTTGAGTTCTCCGTCAACTAAGTGATACCAAGTATCTGCTTTGATTTTTTCACCATCAACAATGGCGCAAGCCCAATCGGTTACTTCATATCTGTTAGTGTCAAAATTGTATTCAATATTTCTTGCAATGAGAATACATCCTAACCCACCTTTTACTTTGCCCTCGTTGGAAACAATAGCCACCCCATTATCTCCTGCGTTGGCGGCTCCTCTGTAACCTGCGTTGGCGGCTCCATTATCTCCTGCATTGGCGGCTCCATAGTTACCTGCGTTGGCGGCTCCATTATCTCCTGCGTTGGCGGCTCCATAGTTACCTGCGTTGGCGGCT